GGATCGTTCTGCGCTAGGACTGCCATGTCATACGCTACGTTGTGCCCTACGATGGTGTGCGCCTTGAGAGCTAGCAGCCCGTGGAACTTTTTGCCCAGCTCTTTTCTGTGTAGCAATCCTGAAGCATTCCCGTCGCAATATGAGACGCAGACTAGGCGCGGTGCCAGTTTGCCTTGCTTGATTAGGTGTGTCTCTGTGTCGATGGCACAGACCCCACCAGCCCCGATTAGATTTCCCATAACCGGACAACCTTTCTCAATGTGGGAAAGCGGGGACGAGGTCCACATGGAAAAGGGAGATCCCAATTTGAGAAACCCCGCCCCCGCAGAAACCGCTGACTAGAACGGAGTCTTGTTAGGCTTGTAGTTCACCACGGTAAACTCTTTGCCCTGCGCGTTGGGCTTGTGGTAGGCGTGCGCCTGAACCACTGCCCCTACCAGGGGCTGCTCTTCGCTGGTGCAATGACCCACGACGTCAGGTGTCACCTCATTCGGGCTGCTATCGGTAGCAGCGGCGATGAAGTTTTTGACGTCCTCCAGAAAGTACTTCTTGAACTTCCCGCGCATCGTCATCCAACTGACCGTTTCCCCTTTTGAGATTGAGTCGTTGGTGGATGAGATGACATCGAACTCTACAACGAAGTACGGTTTCCCCTCGCCTTGATCTGCCCGGCCATCTTTGACGTAGGAGATCTCTAGCTCATAGTCACCCGGCTCGATCCAGATTGTGTCAGTTTGAGATCGTCTCTGTGCGGTGACCTCTTCTATTCCTTCGTAGATAGACATTGTATGTCCTCCATTTTTGCTTTTGTTTTTGTGTCCTAAGTTGACACGATGTCAGCGTAAGACAGTTTCTGTTTTGACCCCAGCGTTGTCTCAATATAGGACGCGTCTGCTAGGGACTGCTCAAATGACGCGTTCAATTCTGGCGTGTGTGTCCACACTCTAAACGTTACTTGATCTGCGTTCTGCCCCGGACGATGGAGGCGACCTAGGAGCTGTTCCCAAGTCGCCCCCGATCCGGGTGGTGTCAAAACGAGACTCTCGGAATAGGTTTGAAGATTCTTACCTGTACCGTGGGCCTTGATACTGACAATAGCATGACCCGCTTTATTGTCAATATGAGACAGCAATCTTTTTGTATCGTTTTGACCTGCACCGTAGTACGGTAGGTCATAGATGCTCACCAATTTTTTAGCCAGCGCTTTACTATCAACCCACACTAGGCACGGTTCCTTGCCTAGCGTGATCCCTTTCAGCACCGAGTCGCAAAACCAGACAGGCTCAGTCTTCGGCGGGGGCGTTGTTTGCTTGGCTTCTTTCCATTCCCAAAACAGGATTGAATCCTCGGTGAGGTGGCCCTGTGCGTAGGCGTTCCAAACTAAAAGCTCTGTATCCGTGGCTGGCTTTCGCGATTGCTTGCGGACTAGTCGCCGCCATTCTGATCTGGTGTGCAACCATGTCTCTTTCTGCGACGGCGATACAGACGGATCCCACACCCATCGATAGTAGTACCCGAACGCTAGCTCTCTAGCTTTGCGGTAGTAGTCGAGCGTGTCTGATACGTCCTCCCCACCCGGCGTCACCCACTCACAACGAAGCCGCTCTAGAGCCTTTCGGATCTTGCTCGGGGTGGCCGGTCTCTTTTTGATAATGACCAACGACGTGCCTAGCTCTGACTCGCTGGTAGCAATCACGCCTGGGGTCTGTGTCAATCTGCGACGGTACCCATCTCGCGGTGTCTCATTCTCGGAACACAGAAACCGCANNGCCCCCGGCNCCGTTCTCATTTCGGGACGAACGTTCTCGTCTAGAGCGTTGGCCCAGTCTGACATCTCAGGCCACCGTAAAGGCAGCGGGCAACCATCCGGCAGGGCGAGCTTGATTAGGTGCCAGTATTCTCTGATGGATTTCTTGGTGACCGTCCCCGACATCCCGACGAATCTCGTTTTGGGATTCGCTCTCATGTACCTCANGAATCGTTTGGTGCGTGCTGCTCTAGCGGCTTTCAGGTAGTGGACCTCNTCGCATATGATTAGATCTGGCTGCCTCTCNTCGAGTATGTGCTTNCCGTTCTTTGTGCTCAACACCCCGTAAGAAACCACAGCGGACCCGTCGCAAAATGACTCAGGGATCTGCCAATGCTTTGACAACTCCCGACAATATTTTGACACTGTCGCAATTCGCAACTGTGCAGGTACTAGCAGGAGCGGTCGTTCGCAGTCGAGTAGGTGCGGGGTTAGCAGGCTGATCAAGGTCTTCCCGTGCCCTACCCCTATCGGTGCAAATAGACCCTGATTTAGTCCTATTTCTGTGAGGGCTGCGGCTTGTACCATTCTGAGACGCATCGATCCCTCGGGGGTTTTGAGCGCGTCTGTCAGTGGGTCGATGTAGGACTCAGCGTTTTCCTCCCAGTGCCTGCGCGGCAACTGTTCGATTCTGCGAAAGTCTTTTGACCGTAGTACAGATCTCATTTTGCAACTCCCCGTATTAACCTGCCCGCAGAATTGCGGTGCGTTTATTTTACTTCAGCAGCCAAGCAGAAGCCGTTGACGAAGACGCGTTTCCCGCGTGGTGATACGAGCAGGAACGCGCCCCCGTCTAGAATCTCAACTTGAGAAAACTCCCCGCTGATCATCTCCGCGCCCGTGGAGGTGGCGCAGAATACTCTGAAGTGTGTCTGTGTTTCCGTGTGTTGATTTGGGAAAGCGCACCCGGACAGAGACAAAAGAGCTAAGACCAACAGAGAGTTTTTCATTTTGAGATCCTTACTTGATTGCGCGCACTACCTCCGATGCCTGCTCGATCAAAACTTCGAGACAATCCGCGACCATGAGATTCATAGAGTCCACTACAATTTTACCACCTAGCGGCTGATCTCGCAGAGCTTCCGTGACCGATTTTGAGAACCGGGCTTTGGCCTCTCCGAAACGAATGAACCGATAGTGCTCTACGTCGTTGTCGGCTGCGCACTTTGTCGCAATCTGAGACAGTGTGGCTGTGATATCTACACCCCCCGACGACGGCATACAGTTGATGTAAAGAGTGTAGCCTGTCTCAGTCTGCGACGCGGGCACACTGTCGCAACTTGCATACTCAACCGTGGTAGGCTCGGGAGCCGTGCCGCTCCAATCATCTGCCATCACCTCAGCTATCGGCTTAGCTTCCGGCTCGGGCTTTGGTTTGTTCTTTGATCCTTTGGGTCGCCCGCGCCGCTTCGTTGTTGCTTTGGGCTTTGGCTTTTCGTAGAACTCTGCAACCTTTTGCTCTACGATTCCCTCATCTATCTCAGCATCACTGGGCCCGTTGTCTTCTGGCTCGGTCTCAATTTGAGACTCGGGCTCTGCGTGTGGTGGATTGATGCTGACCACCTGTGCCTGCCTCGGGCGCGGGTTTACTTCTTCTAGATCTGGTTTAGGTTCTGGGTTTTGGGCTTTATGTTTCTTCGCCTGTAGGCGTTCAAGCAAACTGCTCATAGTTTGGATCTCCGTTGTGCCTGTCCCATAGACAAGCTGTTTGTTTTTCTTTTCGCATTTTGAGATGTGCGGGCAACCACCGAAAGCCCCGCACGCGTTGTAATTTGGTTCGATGTCTAGCGCCCGGTCGGCTGTCTGTCTCAGCTCAACCAACCGTTTCGCATTTTCAGCCATGGGAAAATACGCCCGCTCTAGCTGTACTCGTGTGGTCTTCTTCTCGACCTTGCGCGCTTCTCTTGGTCCCCGTGTCAGGTAGTAGATCCACATCAGGGTTAGCGGATCGGTCAGTCCCGTTTTGCGAACGCTCGCTAGGTACATCCCGTAGAAAACGCCTTGAGGATCTGTCTCAAGTTGGGACGGCGTAAGCATGTAGTCAAAGTTCGATGTGGTCTTATGGTCCCCGACGAAGTCAGCTCCCATGAAATCAATCAGCCCGTAAAAGGTTAGCTCGTGATCGAACTTCAAATAGAACTCTTGCTCTACCCCTGTCACTAACTCACGACGCGGGAGCAGGTGCATTCCTGACGCAAATATTTTGCCGGGTTTCGTTTTGAGATCTGGTGGCGTTCCGTCTCTCAGGTAGTTCTCTGCCTGCTCGTGTGTGTTGGTGCCTAGCTGCTGCGCGGCTGTGGTGTCAGATTTGATCCCCTCGATTTTATAGAACGCCCACTTGCGCAAGCACCCCGTTTCAGGATCGAACGCTGTCTTATATTGNGACGGGCTGATCGGGTACTCGCTCATGAGACTACCTCGGGCGGGACGAATACCCAGACCGTTGCGTTTCTACCGCTTCTCGTTTTGCGACGACAGGTGCTGTCCTCTACGTGACCTGATAGGACCAGCTCTCTGCGCCGCGCGCTTGCTGTCTGGTGTCTCATATTGAGAGCCTCCTCTATCTCGTCGTCAGTTGTGCCCGTGCGCCCCGTTGCTTTGATATACATCAGCACACGAAACCTCATCGAAGATGCAGCGGGCTGGATTGATTCGGCAGCCTCTCGGCTCGTGTCCGATCCTGCGACAAAGGGAGCGGTCCCATTATAGGAATTCATGATACTACCTCTAGGTGTGGGGCTGCTTTGATCAGTTGGTCAAACTCAAACGAGATCTCTGGTCTGTACTTCTGCACCCAAGAGCACAGGTTGATGGGGATCACCTCGTGTAGGATGCGCTTTGTATTCCCGCCGATCTCCCTCACCCTCTTGCGCTGTGCTTTATTCTTCTTTGCGCTGATACTCGACAGGGCCTTGCCTATCTCTTTGAGATCGAGAATCCGATATTGAGACAGGTAAGAATCCCACGCCTGCTGGATTGCATAGGCTGCAATCTCGATTGTCCCAGTCTGGGAATTGAACCGGTGCAGATTATCAAGCTGTGTGTTGTGCTCTAGCGCGTTGGGATTCATCAGCCAGTTAACTATCCACTCGCAGATTAGGCTGGTGCTGTCGTTGTCTACTACGAGAGAGACGATGTTCTCATCTACCGCGCCCTCGACTAAGAACCGATCCCCGCTCTCAACTGTCCTGTTTTCGGACAGCCACAAAACGTGCTCGGGTATGCGCCGCGCCAACCAATCATCTTGCTCACCCTTGCGTGTCATCTCGACCATGCACTCCCGCGCGGACTCATCCGATTCTATTTTGAGAAACCTCTTGGCAATGGCTTCGGTTGATTCGCTGGTGTGGGTTCCTTTGAACTGGAGAACGTTGTCTTCATTGGTTGTGATGATCACCCGGACAGCCCCGCGTAGCTGAGTCACTGGCATGTACTTACGGTTTAGCTCTCGGCTCTGTGTCGCAATTAGAGATCGGAGCTTCTCGCTCATCTGCTCGTCTCGCATTGAGATACCCTCATCTGCTACTATCAACGGCATACGAGACAGCGCCCCGTTGAATGAGCCTGTCGCATTTTGCAACGACGTAGGCACCCCGACTTCCCATAGCTGGGCTATCCCGTAGCAGAGCAGAGACTTCCCGACACCTTGCGATCCCTGAAGCACCAGAGCACAACACACCCGGTCAAGGTTCGTGATACTCGCGATCCAATCCAAGAGCTTTTCTTGAACGTCCCCACCCAATGCGCGCAGCCACACATCGACGTCTGGGTGAAAGGCCGGTTTCAAATTGAGACGACGCCGCGCTGTGGCTTCGGTCAGGATTTTCTTTTTGGGATCGAAGGTCGTGTAGGGCGCGCTGATATTCCCCTCGATCCGCGTGGCTACCTGCCCGTATTCCGTGCGGAGTTTGCTGATTCGTTTTGGGATTGCCTGCGATGCTTTGTTGAAAGTGTCCAGCGCGATTCGATCCCCGAACGGACAGAGGTATTCTCGGACGGCTTCGCTCGCGTCATCCTTTCCGAATGGCCCCGCGTATCCACTTTGTGTCAGAAAGAAATTCGCAGAGCCACAGTAGACGATAGCCATCCGCAAGATCTCAGAGGTGGTCACATTGTGCATCTCTGCCATGGTGGCGATCTCAGCGTCTGTGTAGTCGTGTGAGAGGCCGTCAGTGCGGATGCGACTATTGACCCTCTCGCGGTGGGAACGCTTCTCATGGGCCCTCTCAGAGCGCTCTGCGGATAGCTTCTCTTGCTTGCGCCGGATCTTGTTTCTCATTTCGAGAACAGCAGCCTCTACACCGATCTCAAATTGACGCACTGTGTAGAGAGCTTCGAGGCTTTCGCGGAATAATTCAGCGGCTTGCATGGGATCGACATGAGGCCAGATGTCAGCAACGTGGCAGGCCATCAGGAACATGGCGTTGTCTCGTGTGGTGTCTGTTACGAACGGTTCACCTTTGACGACGCGGGAGAAATAGACTCCGAGCTTTTTCTTGTGACTCGATTTGCTACGAGAGAGCCGGTTAGACTCTTCGAGCAGGTCGGCTTTGGTGATTTCCATAGACGCCGCGAACTCTTCAGCGGCTGCGCTCTCATATTGAGACACCTCGGGCAGGTCGCTTTGCTGGACCCATCGGCCCGCGTTATGCAGGGCAAAGGCTAGGGCTTTGCGGGAGGGGTGGATCGAGTAAACATAATAGGGCTGGCTTATCTTGCGCACCCCCTTGTCATTGTTGCCACCTATCAGCGAGTCAAAACGAGACTGCACCGCTTTGTACTTGCTTGGGTGGATGCGCTCTGCAAGCGGTAGCAAGATCCGGAGCTTGTTATTTGCGGACGGTTTGAGCTTCTCACTCTTGTGATTGAAAGACGTATAAAGAACAAACTCAAATTGAGACAGCTTCTCGAATATCTGCTCGACCGTCTCATCAGATACCCCGTCAATGTCGAGCGCCATAGCATCGATCCATTGGACGTGCTTATCGCTGCGGGTTTCCCCTTTTGAGACGTGTCCGAAAACGAAATTGGTGGTGTCTTTAGCTTGCGTGATTTTTAGTGTGGTTAGAGTCCGAACCCAGTGATCCCAACTGCGTGTGATCGGATTAGCTTTGAGCACCCCCTTGGCACTGCTAAACCTAGAGAACGTCAGTTCCCGCATGCTTCCCCCTAGTCATAGTCTCATTTTGATTTTCTATCATTGTCCCATTCTGGGACTGACAACCCGTCCAACATTCATAACAGTGCATAGCCTGTCAAGTCTAGAGCTTTTTGTCTCAGAGTGACACATTGTCTCAATTCGGGATCGCGCCCCCCTGGCCCCCAGGTGGACCCCCTCGGGGGGGCATTAAAATATTCAATAAATCCGGGTACTTACTTACTATATACCCCCTTCCCCCTAGTATATAAATATAAGTAAGAGAGGGAGAGAGTAAGAGAGTATAATATAATCAATTAAATAAATAATGAAATGAGAGAGTACATTACATCAGATAGAAGAGAAGGTTTTGAGGTGGGGGGGCAGGGGGCAGGGGGGCCAAACCCGTCTCATTTCGATACGGTCTGAATGGATATGGCCTCAATTAGAGACATACGCAGCCTCTTTTTGATTAAAAGAATATTTTCTATCCCGCCGTCTTCAGAGAGGGGGGGCAGACTCCCGTGCTCTATTTTGCGAATTTCCTGATTAACTGACCACAATAAACGGCAATTTTCAGAGTCAAAATTAAACCCGGCATTTCCCAAAATAGAAATAATGGTCTCTATTTCTTCGAATACTTCTACTTTTATTACCTCCTCAAACCGTACATTCATGGACAGGTTGAAGAGTCGATCGACCATATCCCCCGCGTGAATCTCTGGATCGATCGGTTGGTAAACCCCCGGTCCTATCTGTTTCATTTTGCGACGTATGGTTTTGACCGTATCCTTCAAAAGTTGAACTGCTAGCATATAAACCCCTCCCGTGGCTTTTAGTGACAAGTGTAGCACAATCTCACTTTGAGACTAGATAAGAGTTGAAGCGGTGCTCTGCGGTTGATAAGATGAGGCATGACTCAAAACGCTACACAACCAGAACCTGTTGAAGACCTCTGGTCACAGCTCTGTCTCAATGCGAGACTCGATGATGACAAGGCGGTCTACCTGCTCAAAGAGGTGTGCCGCATCTTTGGCGTTTCAATGTCTACCGTTAGACGTTGGAGCGAGTCGGGGGCTTTGCGTTCCTGGCTCCTAGGTCCGAGAAAGCGCGTTGTCGCAATTCAGGAATTGAAGAGATACCTGACGGAGCAGTCTCAAAATGGACATTGAACGGATCGACATTGATTTGCTAACGCCCGATCCCTCCAACGTCAGAACCCACGATGAGCGCAACCTAACCGCCATCAAGGGCAGCCTTCGCAGATTCGGACAACAGAAGCCCATCGTTGTAGACTCTCAGGGGATTGTGATTGCAGGCAACGGGACTTTGACGGCAGCCAAAGATCTAGGCTGGACTCACATCAACGTAATTCAGACAGGGCTCTCAGGTGTTGAGGCTGTGGCTTTCGCAATTGCGGACAACCGCACGGCAGAATTAGCAGATTGGGACGACACTGCTTTGACCNAAACGTTAGCAGCNNTGCGNGAGGAAGATCCTNACACTGCTCAAAGATGCCGGATTTCTAGACGGGGAATTTCAGAGGCTTCTCAATTTCGGACGCGAAGAGATTGAGGATGACTCATTCTCGGAATCGGACGGGGAAGCTATCACGGAGTTCGGACAGATCTGGCAACTCGGAAACCACCGGGTCATGTGCGGGGATAATCGCGATCCGGCACAGGTCAAAGCGCTGATGGGAACAATGAGGGCCGATCTCATTATGAGCGACCCGCCGTATGGCGTTGACTACAAGGGCTCGATCACTAAATCCCGAAATGAGATTGAGGGTGACTCTGTACTAGAATCAGAGTCCTACGAGCAATTGATTACAGATATGCTCACAGCAGCTCACAGCGTCTCAAAACCGGACAGAGGTTTATACCTTTGGTATTCAGATACCCAAGCTGTCGCAATATGCAACGCAGTGGCTGCTTCAGGCTTTAAGCGCTATGCGTGGATCGTGTGGGTCAAGCAGCATTTCAACATGAGTCTCAATCCGCAACACTACAGGCAGAAGCATGAAATGCTCATGTATGCTTCGAGCGGGTCAAAGATGCCTAGGTGGTACGGGCCGAATAATGAATGCACTGTGTGGGAATATGACAAGCCTATGCAGAACAAATTGCATCCCACAATGAAACCCGTGGAAATGTATGCAAGGTGTTTGAGCAACAGCAGCAAGATCGGAGATCTGGTCTATGAGACTAATCTGGGATCTGGCACCACGTTGATCGCTGCGGAGCAACTTGACCGTTCCTGTTTTGGGATGGAACTATCTGAGTCCTATTGTGATACAATAATCAATAGATGGCAGGAGCTGACGGGGAAGAAAGCTAAACTAGTCGCAAAGTGAGACACCCATGGGAAGACCGCACAAAGAGATCGATTATGAGCTGGCGTATAGGCTGGCGCGCATCCACTGCACCAANGANGAGATCGCCGCTTGCNTGGGTGTATCTAGAGCACACTGGTACACTCTGATCAAAAACGATGCTGAGTTGGCCAACGCAGTTGAAAACGCGCGCGGCGAGGGCCGCGCATCGCTCCGCCGGCTCCAGTGGCAAAATGCGACAGAGGGAAATGTCACTATGCAAATTTGGTTAGGCAAACAGATTCTGTCTCAAAATGATATTTCGCGAAATGAGATTACTGGGAAGGGTGGCAATGCAATCAGGATCGAAGAAGACGCCGCTGCCGCACGCGAAGTTATCGAGGCTGCAATCCTTCGCGCAACTACCCGAAACAGAGAGGGACAGTCTCATATCGAGACTGACACCGACACAGCTCATTGACCTAAAATGGGATTGGCGGTTTTGGGCTCGACCTGAGCAGTTACCTCCGCCGGGTGATTGGCGCGTGTGGCTCATTTTGGCCGGTCGCGGTTTTGGCAAAACGAGAACGGGCGCAGAATGGATCCGCGAGCGTGTCAATTTGGGACAAGCCAAACGGATCGCCCTCGTAGGCAGGACCGCAGCAGACGTGCGTGATGTCATGGTGACCGGTCAGAGTGGAATCCTAAATTGCTACCCNCCCGATCGACGTCCTTTGTATGAGCCCTCGAAGCGTCGCATCACTTTTCACAATGGAGCTGTCGCAATATGCTACTCCTCAGAAAAACCAGACCAGCTCCGAGGACCACAGCACGATACAGTATGGGCTGACGAGTCAGCAGCGTGGGCATACCCCTATCAGACGTGGGACCAATTGATGTTCGGTCTCAGATTGGGAATCACCCCGCGCTGTGTTGTGACAACNACCCCCCGTCCCATTCAGCTAATCAAGGATTTGGTCAGTAGCAAAACGACACACGTGACTAGAGGCAGCACATTCGCAAATCGAGACAACCTAGCTCCTGCGTTCCTAGAGCAGATCCTCGACAAGTACGCAGGCACAAGTCTTGGAATGCAGGAAATCCATGCGCAGCTCTTGGAGGAGGTACCGGGTGCGCTGTGGACTAGAGCCATCATAGACGACCACCGAGTACATCAACCACCTCGTGTCCTAAAACGAGTCGTCGTTGCCGTCGATCCTGCTGTGTCTCAATCTGCGACAAGCGATGAGACGGGAATTGTAGTCGCGGGGCTCGGGGACGATGGTGACTTCTACGTTATGGAAGACGCATCGATGAGAACCAGCGTTGACCAGTGGGCCCGCGCTGTAGTGTTTCGCTACAAGATGCACAAGGCAGATCGCATTGTCGCAGAATCGAACCAGGGTGGGGATCTGGTCGATCGCATTTTGCGACAAGTCGACGACAGCGTGTGTGTCAAACTGATACACGCATCTAAGGGGAAATACTCGCGTGCTGAACCTGTCGCAAGTCGATACGAGCAGGGGCGTGTGCATCATATTGGGATTCACCGGGAGCTTGAAGATCAGCTCTGTAGCTACTCTCCCGAGTTCACAAAGAAAAGCCCTGATAGACTGGATGCACTCGTCTATGCCATCACTGAGCTTGACGCAAAACGAGTCATAGACGTGCGTATCGATGCAAACGCAAACCTGAAATCAGAGAGCTGGGAGTTGTGATGTGTGTATCAATCTCGGAATGGGACAGATCCCAAAGTGAGACAGAGCGACACCAAGAGAGTCCCATTCCGAGAATGAGACAGGTCTCAAAATGGGAATCGAGGGGCGCGCGAAAATTGCAAAAAAACGAAGTTGGGGGCGTTAATAAACTGCCATGCAGACTGAGCAAAAAATATTCCGAGGTTGAGCTGTAATGTGTGTATCAATCTCAGAATGGGACAAATCCCAAAATAGGATTCTCAAGGTCGAGGAAATAAGGGCTGATGATTTTGATGGGG